GATTTTCTTCGGTGCTTGGAACTGAAGAAGGCGTTAGGGATGATATCAGAAGGCGTGAACGCATGGCTCAAGCTATGTACGACCTCTAGCCGCATCCATCACCACTGTTCCGTGGCTACGAACACATTTAGATGTGCTCACCGTAAGCCAAACTTGGGGCAAGTGCCAGCTGCTAAAGAATACAGAGAGTTATTCACTGCTTCACCTAATATGATTATGTGCGGAGCAGATTTAGCTGGGATAGAATTGAGAATGCTTGCACATTACTTAGCTAGATACGATAAAGGTAGATACTCAGACATCCTCCTCAATGGAGATATACACCAAGTCAATGCAGACGCTATTGGAATCTCCAGACGTGCTGTAAAGACTGTAACTTATGCATTTTTATATGGAGCAGGTGATGAGAAAATCGGACTCTCAGTCGATAAACAATTGTCGTCAGATAAAGCAAGAGTTAGAGGCAAACAAATACGTGCCTCGTTCATCAAGGCCATACCTGGATTATCAGAGTTGTTATCGGCTGTTAAGAAGCGGTCTGCCACAGGCTCGATCTTGGCTATTGATGGAAGAACAATCATAGTAGATAGCCAGCACAAGTCTCTTAACTATTTATTACAGTGCTCAGCTGGTGTAATAGCTAAGCGTTGGATGCTGATAGCTCACGAAATGATTAAAGAAGTTGGTATAGAGGCACATCAATTAGCCTTTGTACATGATGAACTTCAATTTGAATGTAAACCCACCTATGTAAATGACCTTAATTTCACCCTTGAAAACTCAGCCATCCGTGCTGGAGAATACTACAATATGCGAATACCAATCGCAGCAGAATCTAAATCTGGAAACAATTGGTCAGAAGTCCATTGATATAGCATGGGCTGCTGGTTTATTTGAAGGCGAAGGTACAATTTTTCTTCATACTAACAGTAAAAGATATAGACTTGGTTTAAAGATGACTGATGAAGATGTTGTGGAAAAATTCTTTAACATTTTTAAAGTAGGAAAGTTATATGGACCATATACACCTAAAGATAAAAAATTAAATGGAGAAAATAGGAAAGATTTCTGGATATGGCAATGTTGGAACCAGTCTGACATTCATGCTGTTTTAAAATTATTATTACCTTATTTTGGTAAAAGGAGATCAGTAAAAACTATTGAGGCATTAAGCTATGAAAATTTTAGTTGATGCCGATTTCACAGTATATAAATGTACTGCTGCCGCTGAAGATGAGATTGATTTTGGTAATGATGTCATTGTTGTCTCATCTAGATTCACTGACGCATACTCAGCTGTTGAACGTGAATTAACTAAGATTCGTATGCAATTCAAATCGTCTGATGAATTGATTTTATTTTTCAGCGACAGTAAGAATTTCCGTAAAACTATAGCACCCTCGTATAAAGGACACAGAAATCGTAAGAAGCCTTGCGGTTACAGGCGTGTCATCAATAAGCTAAAGGATGATTACTCTGTTATTACAATGCCTACGTTGGAAGCAGATGATGCACTTGGTGTATATGCTACCCAACATCCAGGAAATGTTATTGTGTCTCCCGATAAAGATATGAGACAGATACCAGGAAAATTGTATAACCTAGAGGAACACACACTCATCACGTATGAGGAAGGGGCTAAATGGCATCTAGTTCAAGCCGCAGCTGGAGATAATACAGATGGCTATAGCGGTATCCCAGGAATAGGAGTTAAACGTGCTCATGCTATCTTTAAAGAGCATGGATATAGCTGGAAAACATTAGTTAAAGCATTTGCAGATAAAGACTTATCCGAAGATGTAGCACTTTTAAATGCTAGACTAGCTCGAATACTAACAGCAGAGGATTATGACTTTGAAAAACAACAACCAATCTTATGGAATCCCAGCCCCGATTACAGAATTGACGATGGAGCAAGACTTGAAGCTAAGGCAGATAAGTGATGCCTTAGACAATCCTGATGCTAATAGGAAGGATATCAAGACAGTCTTTATGGCACTCCAAAAACAAAACTTTGTATTAACAAACAGTTTAACTAATTTACTTGCAAAATGGCCGAAACCACCAATGAAACTGGACCAACCTATTACAGGCGTGGATCCGTCCAAGTCTGGGATTTTGTTCGTGATCAAAACTTAAATTTCCACTTAGGAAATGTAATCAAATATGTCTGTCGTGCTGGTCATAAGTATGACGACATAGATGACCTAGAAAAAGCTATCCACTATTTACAGAATGAAGTCGAATTTAGAACAAGCAAAAGAGTTCAGGAGTGCATTCGGAGTGAAGAGTTCGACGAAGCTACCCTCACGGAATATGCAAAAGAATTTGATCGTTGAGGAGTTTAAAGAATTTTTAGAAGCAGAGGGTATGTTATTCAGAAACAATAAAGCTTTACATGCAGATACTCTTAAAGAACTCAGTGATCTTGTATATGTCTGCTATCAATATGCAGCAAATATGGGATGGGATTTAGATGTTGCTCTACATCGAGTCCATAACAGTAATATGTCCAAACTAGATGAAGGTGGTAAGCCTATCTATAGAGAGGACGGAAAAGTATTAAAGAGTGCAAATTATCAACCACCTACATTAAGTGATCTAGTCTAATGACAAATTTAATATCTAGAACTGGTCGGGTTCAGTCATGGATTGATGATCCCACCTCACGTCTGCCCGTCAGTTGTACTGTCTTCGTAGTAGAAGACTCAATGGAAGGACCAAATGGAATCGAAGCAAGTTGGAGATTCGTTTCACACGCTTTGCGGTTCGGGGCAGGTTGTGCTGTACACCTTTCTAAAATCCGTGGAAAGGGATCAGAAAATGGAAAAGGGC